CTAAGGATATGGTTGCTGCAGGTAATATCTCAGAACCAGAAGAATTAGATTCTATTATTGAATTAGCTACGAACAACCTATCAACCTATCTTCTTAATGTAGGTAATGATAAAGACTCAAACTCCATTGACGCTCAAAATTATTATTGTGAAAACCAAAGAATGAACCCCCATACTCCAAAGGTTATGGAAGCTCTTGGGTTTGATGCTCAAACTGTAGAAAAATTCATTAAAGAATGTTTATTTCCCACTCTGTGAGTCTCCAGGAGAAACTCTGTAATTATCTGATGCATCGTCAAATGTAGAAACTTCAACAATAATAGAATTGTTCTCTAGTGCCTCTAACTGGTGTGGTAGGAGAGGTGGGTTTCGCCAAGTATCGCCTTTTCTTAGAATAATTTCTTCTGTTGTTGCATTTTGAGTGTTAATGATTTTAAGCTTAAAAGAACCATTTAGAACAACCCAAGATTCGTCTTTTTCCTTATGGAAATGCATTGAAAATTTGTTTCCAGCATCTGTAAACTCAAGGAACTTACCACAGTAATTTTCAGTAAAGGCGAAGATTGTTTCCTTGCCCCAACCCTTTTCGATAACATTGTCATTCATTGTTTAATCTCCTAATATCATAATCACAATACTATTATACTATATTTCTCTAAGAAGTAAAGTATTTATTCTATAAATATTAAAAATAATAAGTGGGGAAAGGGAACCACCATGGCAGATAAAGATTTCGTAGTAAAAAACGGCTTACGTACTATTGGTAACTCGTTTGTTGCAAATAGCTCTCAAGTTACTTCGAATACAAATTTAGTAATTTCCACTGGTAGGGGAATATCTGCAAATGGTGGGTATGGAACAGCAGGTGATGTTTTATTCACCAACGGTTCAGCTATTTATTGGGGCGGTACAGCGTCATTAACAACCAATGTCGCTGCACAGTATACTTGGTCAAATACTCAAACCTTTAGTAATGCCATCACATTTTCTGGCAATCTTATTATAACAACTCTAAGCGCCAATGCTGGTTATGGTACAGCTGGGCAAGCACTGGTTTCTGGTGGCGCTGGCTCCAATGCATATTGGACTACTTTAGTTGGCGTTAATACAGCGGCACAATATACATTTACAAATACAATTAGTTTCTCTAATTCAATAACATTTTCAAACAATATAATTGTCAACAATATTTACGCGAATGCAAGTTATGGAACTGCAGGTTATGTTTTAACTTCATCTGGTAGCGCAGCAAACGCCTACTGGTCTAGTAGCGTTCTAAATTCAAATAATTCATTATATCTTGGTGGCGTTGCCGCTGCAAATTATGTTAATACTTCAGGTGCGTATACATTATCTGGTAATATAACACATAGTGCACAAACTGTATTTACGGGTAATGTTTATATTTCCAATACCGTTTACGCAAACGGTTCGGTTGGAACTTCTGGGCAGTTTTTAACTACAAGTGGCGGTCCTGGTAATTCATATTGGAGCACAGCTGTTACTTCTGTTAGTGTTACTAGCGGTCAATTAGCAGCATCTTATTCTGGTGCGAATCCAACTCTTGGTTTGGCATCAATTTCAGGCGTTGCTGGCTCTTATACATTATCAAATATTACAGTTGATGGTTATGGACGTATTACTTCTGTTTCGAGCGGTAGTGCGAGTGGTGGTGTAACATCGGTAGCTAATAGCTCTAACGTAGTAGTTATTGCAGGAACAGGTTCTGGTCCATATACTGGTGCTATAACATTAGATTTAGCAAATGGTGGTGCAGGTGCAGGTTCTTATGGCACTAATGGTGTATCTTCAATAACATTAGACGCTAAGGGTCGTGTTAGTAGCGTTGGTACTGCAACATATCTTACTGCAATTTCTGGTTCTGGTAACGTCGCATATGATTCAAGTAGACTTGGTGGTGTTTCCGCTGCTTCTTATCTTACTGGTATTACTTCATCTCAAGTTACAACAGCATTAGGATATACTCCTTATAATTCAACTAACCCAAGTGGTTACATTACTACTGTTACTTATGGTCAAGTAACAGGAGCATTAGGATATACTCCTTATAATAGTTCTAGTATAAGTTCTGCTTCTGTAAATTATGCAAATTATTCTGGATATGCAAGCTATACAACTGGTGGATCTTCAGGTGCAAGTTATAATGTTTATTGTAATTATCTTTATGCTTCTGCAGACGTATATGCATACTATTCTTCGGATATCAATCTTAAAACAAATATAGTTTTAATCAATGACGCTTTGACAAAATTGAACACTTTAAGAGGTGTTACATATACTTGGAATGACAAATATTTGAAAGATAAAACCGAAGATGAAATGAAATATATCAAAATAAATCAAGTAGGTGTTATTGCTCAAGAAGTTGAAAAAATTTTACCAGAAGCAGTAACAACTCGTGAAAACGGTTATAAAGCTGTTGATTATCAAAAATTGATCCCATTACTAATCGAAGCTATTAAAGAATTATCTGCTGAAATTGAACAACTTAAATCAAAATTAGGAACCTGAAATGTCTTTAACTGGATCGTATTTACCATCAACAAATCTTAGATTGTATAGTGATATTAATAGTGAATTTGGATTAGGGAGTAATCTTGGAAATTATAGTAGCGCTCGTTTATGGAAATCGAATGGAACTTATACAAGTTCTCCTACTAGTATGGGCGCATTTAGAAACGCATCAAAAATACCATATTTTACAGTAACTCCTGGTTCTGCTTCGTTTTTTTGTTCGCAAGGTGGCACAGTAAATTCTAGTGGCGATTTTGCTTATATAGTTTCTAATGGTATATATCCAAATAGTGGTGATTATGTTATGAACGCTCCATTGGGCTGGAATAATAGTACAGCTTATACAATATACGGTTATTCTAATTATGGCTATATTTTTGGTCCTTCAACACCAACAAATTTTGGTTCTGTAAGCCCAAGTAGCTATAGCTCTCCAGAATATGGAATTACTATTTCTTTGCGCCAAGTAGTTTATAATCCTACGCTTGGCCAAATTATGGTGAAAGTTTCTTCTTCAAGTGATATTAGAAGTCCATATTCGCCGTTTTATTTGTATACTTGTTATGTGTATAATGGTTCTTCTGGTTCTAGTTATGGATCGGGATATTATGCCAATTTTTATTCTGCACAACCAGGTGGTAGCGCATCAATCGGTGATTATTCTGTAACATCTGTAATGTCTATTCCATCATTCACGGGTTCTAGTACTTTTAGAATAGGTCTTGGTATATCTACTGCAACCACTTAGGATAATAACATGGCGATACCTGCAACAAGAAATGAATTTAAAGAATATTGTTTAAGAAGATTGGGTAAACCAGTTATCGAGATAAATGTTGACGACGATCAGGTTGACGATCGCATAGATGAAGCATTTCTTTATTTTACCGATTATCACTTCGATGGTAGCGAGAAAACTTATTACAAGTATAAAGTAACTGCTCAGGATATAACAAACAAATATATTACAATGCCAGATAATATTATCGGTGCTGTAAACTTATTTCCTATCGGTCAGGGTTTAAATACAAACAACCTATTTAATATTCGTTATCAGATTGCATTGAACGATCTTTATACTCTTACTTCAGTATCGATGGTTCCATATTATATGGCGCTTACTCATGTTCAATTCCTTGAACAGTTTCTTGTTGGTCAACAGCCAATAAGATATAATCGTCATATTAATAAACTATACATAGATATGGATTGGACGATTGTTAATGTTGATGATTATATTATTGTAGAAGCATATCAGGTTATTGATCCTGATACATACACTAAAACTTGGGGCGATCGTTGGCTTGCTCGTTATGCTACTTGTTTGATTAAACAGCAGTGGGGAACTAATCTTAAAAAATATCAAGGAATGCAGCTTCCTGGCGGTATAACTTTCAACGGGCAGCAAATATATGACGAGGCGACTCAAGAGCGAGAAGAATTAGAACATGAAATGATCTCTTCATACAGTTTACCCGTGATAGACATGATTGGCTAACAGAATATGGCAACAAATTTTTACTTCAATAATTTTCAAAATTCACAAGAGCAACTTCTTCTTGAAAATTTAATTATTGAAGCTATTAAAATTTATGGAGAAGATATTTACTATCTTCCAAGAAATCTTGGTAATCTTGATAAGCTTTATACAGCTGATGATCAGTCGTATTATGATAAAGCATATTTTGTTGAAATGTATATTAAGTCAGTAGATGGGTTTTCTGGTGATGGAAACTTCATGTCTAAATTTGGTCTTGAAATTAGAGATCAAGTTGTATTTTCTGTTGCTCAAAGAGTTTTTTCTGAAGAAGTTGGAACCCCATGTAATATTTTAAGACCTCGAGAAGGCGATTTAATTTGGTTCCCATTAAATCAAAAATGTTTCCAGATTAAATTTGTTAATAAATTCGAGATGTTTTATCAGTTAGGTGCATTACAAACATGGGAAATGACTTGTGAATTATTCGAATATAGTAACGAACAGCTGAATACAGGTATCCCTGAAATTGATAGAATACAGCAGCGTTTAAGTACGAATATTCTTGATTATTCTATAATCACAGAAGATGAAGATTATTATCTGACCGACGAAGATGGAAATTATTTGGTTAACGAAAATTACGATTTAGAAGAAATAGTTGGAACTGGTATTAATGATGTTATTCAGCAAGAGTCAGATACTTTCGTTGATTGGAGCGTTCATGATCCATTTAGTGAAGGGAATATCTAGTGTTTAATCAGATATTTTATTTTCAAACAATAAGAAAATATGTTACTCTTTTTGGTACTCTTTTTAATGAGATATCGATAACAAAGTATAATTCGGCAGGGCATTTAGAATCTCTTGTTAAGGTTCCGATTACCTATGCACCAAAAGAAAAGATGTTATCTCGTTTACAGCAAGATCCTAATATCGATCGTCCTTCTGCAACTATAACTTTACCGTATATGTCGTTTGAAATGACAAACGTAGAATATGATGGTGCTAGAAAACTGATAACAACAAATAGAATCGCGGTAAAGGACCCAGATAGTCCAAATAATTTTAAATATCAGTATAACCCAGTTCCATATAATTTTGGTTTCCGTCTTTATGTTTATGTTAAAAATGCAGAGGATGGGACTAAAATCGTAGAGCAGATATTACCATATTTTACACCAGATTTTACAACTTCAGTTCATTTAATACCTGAGATGAATGTGACTATGGAAATACCCGTTATAATGAATAGCGTATCGCAAGATGATACGTATGAGGGCGATTTTACTGAGCGTAGAGCAATTATTTGGACATTAGACTTTACATTAAAAGGTCATATTTACGGACCTATTAAAAAGAGTGCAATTATCAAATTTGCAAACACTGCTTTTTATGTTCCTTCTGATTTTGCGAATATCGAAGATGCTAAAGGAGTTACTCCGTTTTCACATTATACTGTTGTAAGTCCTGGTTTAACTAACAACGGACAACCGACTTCTAATAGTCAACTAAGTATTAGTCCACTACTAATTAACGTAGATGATGATTTTGGATATGTAATAGATAACGTAAATGGATTGTGATGGAAAATAAAAAAGAAGACCCGATTAGTAATGCTCTTGGTATTAGTCCATTAGTAACTTCTAATTCTGTTAGGGATATAATTTCTAAAGCTCATGATGATAGTGCTAAAAATGACTTCGAGATGGCAAGATCAAATATTCATGAAGTAATTCAAAATGGCGTCGTTGCGATGGAAAAATTATCTCAAATAGCGGAAAGTAGTCAACACCCAAGAGCTTTCGAAGTTTTGGCAAAGTTGATGGAAACTATGTTACAGGCAAATAAAGATTTGCTTGCTCTACAGAAAGATATTCGAGAGATAGATGCAAAAGACGCACCAATGAATGAACAAGCTAAAAGTGTGACCAATAATTTATTTGTTGGATCAACTGCAGATCTTCAAAAAGCAATCGAGAATATGAAAAATGGTGGAAATAACAACATCTCTTAAAGGTTATCTTGGCAATAACTTATTAAAAAAATCCAATCAAAAAATTGAGTGGACGCCAGAGCTAGTACAAGAGTATGTAAAATGCTCTGAAGATCCTATCTATTTTACCGAAACCTATATGCGTATTATCAACATTGATAAGGGTTTGGTAAACTTCAAATTATACGATTATCAAAAAGAAATGCTGCGACATATGCAGCAGGATCGTTTTAATATTATTGCAACTGCACGTCAGGCAGGTAAATCAACTGTAACCTGCGCTTTTATCCTATGGTTTATTATTTTTCATGCAGATAAAACTGTTGCTCTTTTAGCTAACAAGGGCGAAACTGCACGTGAAATTCTTGGGCGTATTCAGCTGGCATATCAGCACTTACCTAAATGGCTTCAGCAGGGTGTTAAGGAATGGAATAAGGGTTCTATGGAACTCGAAAATAACAGTCGCGTTATAGCTGCTGCTACATCATCTGATGCTATCCGTGGTTATTCTATCAATCTTCTGTTTATCGACGAAGCTGCATTTATTGAAAACTGGGATACGTTCTTTACCTCAGTTTATCCTACAATCTCTTCTGGTGCTGAATCTAAAATTATTTTGGTTTCTACACCTAACGGATTGAACCATTTTTACGCTATATGGAAAAACGCCACCGAAAAAAGGAATGGTTACCATCCTATCAAAGTTATGTGGTATGACGTTCCAGGGAGAGACGAAAAGTGGAAAGAAAACACTCTTGGATCGATGAATTTCGATACCGAAAAGTTCGAGCAAGAATATTGTGTAGAATTTCTTGGTAGCTCAGGAACTCTTATCGCTGGTTGGAAATTAAAAGAGCTAGCTCCTTCTACACCAATCGTTTATAAAGATGGGTTATCGCAATATATTGGACCTTCAAGAGAAAAGCTTTATATTTGCGTAGTTGATGTTTCTAGAGGTAAGGGTCTCGACTATTCAGCATTTCATGTCGTCGATGTAACTCAAATGCCTTATCAGCAGGTTTGCGTTTTTAGAAATAATATGATGACTCCGATAGATTTTGCCGAAGTTGTTCATAGGGTCGCAAAGTCCTATAATAATGCCGCTATACTTGTTGAAATTAATGACCTCGGAGAACAGGTAGGTCATTCGCTCCATTATGACTTTGAGTATGAAAACGTATTATTGACCGAAAATGGCGGTCGTGCAGGTAAAAGAATTTCTACTGGGTTTGGAGCTGCTGGGTCGAAACCAGATTTTGGTATCCGTACAACCAAGCCAGTTAAAGCTACTGGTTGCGCGATTCTTAAATTGCTAGTAGAACAGAACCAGCTAATAATTAACGATTTCCATACTATAGAAGAAATGGCTACTTTCTCTAGGAAAAATAATTCCTATGAAGCCGAAGAAGGCAAACATGACGACTTAGTTATGGGTCTAGTTCTGTTTGCTTGGCTTTCGGATCAGCAATATTTCAAAGAGTATACAGACATAAATACATTGAGTAAACTCCGTGAAAAAACGGAAGAAGAAATTATGACAGAATTATCTCCATTTGGTTTTGTTGACGATGGTCGTGGCGACCCCTATGAAGAATACGATTTGCCTCGAAGTGACATTTGGATGTTTGGAGTAGAAAACGAAAAATTATAAATAATTTCTAGAATTGTATTTTATTTCTCATGGAAGGAGAGCCCAAATGTCATTCCAAATTAGTCCAGGTGTAAACGTATCAGAAATTGACCTGACAACAATCGTTCCTACAGTTTCAACAACTGACGGCGCCATTGCTGGTCTTTTTAACTGGGGTCCGATTAATGAGCGTGTACTCATCGACAATGAACAGTCCCTCGTAACACGTTTCGGTAAGCCAACAAATTTAAACGCAGAAACATGGTTCACAGCTTCTAGTTTCTTGTCTTATGGCAATAAACTTTATGTTGCTCGTGTAGCTCCTGTCGATACTTTTTCGGCTCTTGCTGCTGATGGAACTGCTTCTGCAAACAGTTTAAATACAGTTAAGAATAGAGCCGATTACGATTCAAAAAGTGGCGATTTCGACACTGATATTAAGTATATCGCAAAGTATGCTGGTTCTTTCGGTAATTCTCTCCGTGTATCGGTTTGCGATAGCGCAGAAGCATTCAATCAAGTTTTAGATTTAGCACCAAATGCTAACGTAACTGGTACAATTGCTATTACAGTAGGAAGCAATACCGCTCAAATTATCATTTCTAATACTGCAACAGGTACTTTGGTAGAAGCTAATACTGTTGCTTCAGATGTTTTAGGTTCTTTAGCTGTATCTGACCTTATTAAGGTTGGTAATGCAGATGTAGGTATTCAGTATTTAAAAATTACTGGTGTTCCTGGCTCAGTTTCTGCTAACTCTTCAGCAAGATCTTTCACTGTAAGTTTACAAGATTCATTAGCTCTTCATACAAATATTAATCAGGGTTCTTTTGATCGTTATTGGGAATTCTTTAATGTTGTAAATCAAGCTCCAGGAACTTCTGCATATGTAGCTAATTTTGGTAATACAGCTGCTGTTGATGAAATTCACGTAGTTGTAGTTGATGACGGCGGCAAATTCTCTGGTTCTCCAGGTACGATTCTTGAAACTTTCCGTTCAATGTCTCGTGCAACGGACTCCAAAACTCTTGATGGTGCAACAAATTACTATAAACATATCATTAATAATCAGTCAAGATATCTTTGGTTAGCAAACGATCGTGCAACTGCACCTTCTGATACTGCTATGGACGTTGTATCAAGTTCAAATACTGCTG